TGCGACCGATACCGCAGGCAATACGACGACGGTTACCCGCACGGTCATCCGCAACACTGTTGCCCCGACGATCGTCAGTGTTACCCTGGTCCCGAATCCCGCGGACGCCGGCGCGACGTTCATTGTCACTGCCGTCGTTACCGACGAGTAATTTGCGGCTAGCCCGGAACCATACTGGGGGCTCTCTTCGGAGGGCCTCCGGTTCTTTCCGGAGTAAAAAATAGGAGGTGCCTGAAATGGCAACAATCAGACCGACTGGGTACCTCGCCCATTACGGATTTTCCGATGAGGATGTGCTCGAACACTACGGTGTAAAGGGCATGAAATGGGGCAAACGTAAGAAGGCGCAGTTAAACATTCAGCAGCCGAAGTATGCGACACTGGGTGGCCAGGCGATAAGTTCGAAAGCAAACTTCAATTCCCTGTACAACGTTGCTAGAGAAGACACGAAGGGGATGAATAGAACGTATAAGCTGAAAGGCGAGGGTCGTCATGTATACCTTCTTGACGAGCCGTCAAAAATGAGTGTTGCAAAGACTACGATTGACGGTTTTAATCGCACCAACAAGATGAAGTTTGAAAAGGCAAAAGCCAACGCTGAAAAAGCGCAAGCAGACGGCATCAAGAAAACCGCAATCGAAAAGACACCAAGTGCCATAAAGAAAGCTTCTGTGGCAGTTTTGAAGGGCAAAAAGAAGATTAACGATCTTCTCAAAGCCGCTGATGCTGGATGGAATAAATCGCGGGCCCGAGACACAGCTATCGCGGCTGCAAATAAGGCCAGTGATGTCGTCGAGTCCGTTCGCAATAAGGACGGCTCCATCAGCTTTAAGAAAAAGAAAAAGTAAGGAGGTATTGCTATGAGTGATAGCCAGTATCTCCAGCACTATGGTGTTAAGGGCATGAAGTGGGGTAAACGTAAGGCAGTTACAACTGAAACGCTTAAGAAATACCTCAAATCTGCAGAACGTCAGTCTGATGCATTCTTTTTACAGGCTACTGCTGCTCATAAGAAAGCTCAGCAGTATCTCGATATGCTTGGAAAGGCAAAAACTCCAGCCGATAAGGCAAAGTATCAGTCGCTATTCAACGAACACGCCAATATAGAAAAAGAGCTCAACAAGAAGAGTAGCGAAATGTTGAAAAAAGTTAACGAACTCACTGCCCAAATCGATAAAATCGAGAACTACAAAAAGACAGACTCTTCACCAAAGATAAAAGTGAAAACGCCGGAGGAAGTATTCAGCGGTCTGCTTTTGAAGCACTCGGCTAACGGTAGTCAGGATCTCGCTCACTACGGCATCCCAAAGATGCGCTGGGGTGTGAGACGATTTCAAAATGAGGACGGATCTCTTACCGAAGAGGGCAAGATCCGTTACGGCAAGAAGTCCAAAAAGACTTCTGAGCCGTCGCTTCCTCCTAGAGAGTATACAAACGAAGAACTCGTTCGATCCGGCGATCCCAATCTGGTCTTAGCTAACGCCAGTAAGCTCTCAACCCAAGAACTCCAGGCTGCTAGGCTCCGTATGCAGGAACTGAGTAGTATCCGCAATATGACCATGGGTGAAATCCGTAAAAAGAAGGAACCTTTGATCAAACGCGGTGCAAAACTTATCGGCAAAGCAATCGCGGATCAGGCTGCTGATAGCACCGTGAAAGTGGCGAAAGGCGTAACCTCGTATGCAATCAAGAAGACCGTTAAGAACGTCTTACCTGATAATTGGGAATGGAAGGGCGTTATTGTCTCTGCATTGAACAGCAGCAACAAAGACAAGAACCAAAACAACCAGGAAGACAAGAACCAAAACAACCAGGAAGAGAAGAAAAAGGACAAAAAGGAGGACAATAAGTAATGGCAATTATTCGTCCTATGGGGTATCTGAGCCATTATGGGTTCTCCCCCGAAGACTCTACTGAATACCTTTCCCACTATGGTGTTAAGGGTATGAAGTGGGGCAAGCGGCTAAAAAGTAAGATCACTGATTTAAGTGATCGATATATCACAGGTAAAACCGCTCGCGCCAATATGGAATTGCATCAAAGAACAGCTCAAAAGTATGCGGACGATGCTGAAATGTATCGCGGAAGCGCTGATGATCGCAGTCAGCGAGCGCTTGAGGGTCATGAAGATGTCCGCTCGTATCGAAGAGCAATTGAAGGCCGGAACGGAAGCTCCGGTTCTTTTCCTGTGAAGGGCGGAATGCAAAGAGTGCGCTATCGAAAACTCGGAACGGAAAGCCGTAAAGAACTCGCTCGCATGGCACTTGATTCAGCAAAAGAGGCGCAAGAAAACACCTCAACATCTCATGCGCTTCGAAATCGCCAGCGGGCAGCCGAGAATCAATATCACGCTGAGAATGCGAAAGCGGCTTCTGCAAGGCGCGAATATGAACGTTCTCTTGCTGGTAAACTTGTAAAGGCACTTTCCAGCAAAGATAAAAAGCAACCCGTGACTAAGTCTACGGTTACAGATATTCGCACTGGTGAAACGATAGAGCTGAAAGATAAGAAAAAGAATCATCGGCTCAGCGGTTAATAAGGAGGTAATTCCCCATGTCAAAATGGACGGATCGCCTCCGAAACGGCTGGAACGCATTCCGTGCCGATGAAGCAAACCCAAAGGACCAGACAAGCTATGACAAAGACGTCATGACGTACGGGTCCTCTAGTAGGCCTGACAGAAGGCGATATCGCATCACTAATGCGAAAACCATCGTCGCCGCTATCTATAATAGAATTGCTCTCGACTGTTCCCAGATTGATATTCGCCATGTGCGACTTGATCAGAACGGGCGTTTTGTTTCTTACATTGACAGCGGCCTCGACAACTGTCTGACCTTAAGCGCCAATCTGGATCAGACCGGAAGGCAACTGATTCAGGACATCGTGCAGAGCTGCATTGATGAAGGCGCTGTTGCAGTTGTTCCCGTCGATACTGACGTGAACATAAACGACACCGATTCGTATGATATTCGTACCATGCGAGTTGGTAAGATCCTTGAGTGGTACCCGGCGAGTGTTCGAGTTAGCTTATATGATGAGCGAAAAGGGGTTCACAAGGAGATCGTAGTGCCGAAGCTCGACACAGCGATTATTGAGAACCCCTTTTACGCAGTCATGAACGAGCGAGGCTCGACCTTGCAGCGATTGCTGCGTAAATTGGCTCTCCTCGACCTCATTGATGAACAGAACAGCAGCGGGAAACTCGACATGATCATCCAGCTGCCGTACTCGATTCGCTCTGAGGCACAACGAGAACAGGCTGCTAGACGCCGCAAAGACGTCGAGGTGCAACTTGTAGGATCTAAGTACGGAATCGCATACATTGATGCGACGGAGAAGATTACTCAGCTTAATAGAAGCATTGACAATCAGTTGGTTTCCCAAGTCGAGAACCTAACTAAGACATTATACAGCCAGTTAGGTATGACGGAAGAAATCCTGAATGGCACTGCCGATGAAAAAGCCATGCTCAACTACTTGAAGAGAACCATCGGCGTTTACGTCGAGGCAATCTGCCTGGAGTTTAAGCGTAAGTTCCTGACGAAAACGGCCAGGAGCCAAGGTCAGAGTATCGAGTATTTTAATGACCCGTTCTCACTAGTGCCGGTCAATAACATCGCGGACATCGCTGACAAGTTCACGCGCAACGCGATTCTCAGCTCTAATGAAGTGCGTGGGATCATCGGGTTTAAACCCGTTAATGATCCCGAAGCCGATGAACTCCGTAATAAGAACCTTAATAAGTCTGATGCGGAGCTTCAGGGGCTTGACCAGGCACCGAACACAATTGATGAGGTTCCGGACGACTATTACTATCAATAGGCTAATAAGGAGGCATCAAAATGGCTAGAAAGCCTGATTTCTCAGGGTGGGCGACCAAATACGGCGTGAAATGCGACGACGGTCGTACTATCCAGCCAGGTGCTTTCAAAGAACAGGATGGCCAGAAGGTCACACTTGTATACCAGCATAACCATGACGATCTCGATGCGGTAATCGGTCATGGCGTTCTCCATGCTAAGCCGGAAGGCATGTGGATGGACGGATACCTGAACGATACGCCTCGCGGGAAGACCGCAAAGGCGCTGGTGCACAGTGGCGACCTATTCAGCCTCTCGATTTGGGCGAACAAGCTATCTCAGACCCCCGCCAAGGACGTTGTCCACGGCGTGATTCGCGAGGTGAGCCTTGTTCTCGCTGGGGCCAATCCCGGTGGCCGTATCGAGAACCCTGTTCTGGCGCATTCTGGCGAAACCGTGTATGATGAGGCGATCATCTACAGCGGTGAATACGTTTCTCATGGAGGAGACGAAATGAACAATAACGATACTCAGACTCAGAGCGAAGAGCTCGAGCACTCCGGCGAAGACATGAACGCCGAAGAGGTCTGGAACAGCATGAGCAAAGAGCAGCAGGATCTCTGCGCTCTTCTCGTTGGCCAGGCCGCTGGCGACGACGATGACGACGACGCCGCCGAACATTCCGCAATGGAGGAGGATGACCATATGAAATCCAATGTCTTTGACACCGCTTCCCAGGTTTCCGGTGAGGAGCTGTCCCACAGCGCCATCCAGGAGGCCTTCGACGCTATCAATGCTGATGCGCAGCGCTCTAGCCTGAAGGATTCTTTCATGGCGCACAGCGCTGAGTACGGCATCGAGAACATCGAGTACCTGTTCCCCGACGCCCGCAAAATCAACAATACTCCCGACTTCATCATGCGGGACCAGGGCTGGGTCACCGATGTCATGAACGGCACCCATCACACTCCGTTCTCCCGCGTTAAGAGCATTCACGCTGACATCACGGCTGATGAGGCGAGGGCGCTGGGTTACATTAAGGGCAACCTGAAGAAGGAAGAGGTCTTCAGCCTGCTCAAGCGCACGACCGAGCCTCAGACCATCTACAAGAAGCAGAAGCTCGACCGTGACGACATCGTCGACATCACCGACTTCGACGTCGTGGCCTGGATCAAGACCGAGATGCGCATGATGCTCAACGAGGAAATCGCCCGCGCGATCCTGATTGGCGACGGCCGCGCCTCCGATTCCAGTGACAAGATCAAGGAAGACCGCATCCGCCCGATCGCGAAGGACACCCAGGCGAATCTGTATGCGATGCGCTATACCGTCCAGTACGCCGCCAGCGCTACTGAAGATGATATCGCCAAGGCATTTATCCGCCAGGCCATTCGCTCCCGCAAGGACTACAAGGGCAGTGGCAACCCCGTTCTGTTCACCACCGAGGACATGCTCACCACGATGCTGCTTCTCGAGGACGGCATCGGCCACAGCCTGTACAAGACCGAGGCTGAGCTCGCGACCAAGCTGCGCGTCCGCAAGATCGTTACCGTCCCCGTCATGGAGGGCTATACGATCGACGAAGAGACCAGCGCGAAGATCACCAAGTATCCGCTGTTCGGCATCATCGTCAATCTGAGCGACTACAACGTCGGCGCCGACAAGGGTGGCAGCGTGAACATGTTCGATGACTTCGACATCGACTACAACCAGTATAAGTACCTGATCGAAACCCGCATCTCCGGTGCCCTGATCAAGCCGAAGTCTGCTATCGTCATCACCGGCCAGGGTGTCGATTACCCGGTTACCGACTGATTTCAAAATGGAGGTGATTGGATGCGGTTCCACGGAGCAGTTGGATTCGAAGAGACGGTAAATGCCGGTAAAGGTGTGTTTATACGGAAAATCATCGAGCGTACGTACTATGGCGATGTAATACGCTGGTCCTCCAGACGTATCGCCGAGACGCAGCAGCAGAACGATGATATTCGTATGAACAACTCCATCAGCATCATTGCCGACGCTTACGCATCCAAGAATTACCACCAGATCAAGTTCGTGGTGTGGGACGACGTGAAGTGGACGGTGACAAGCGTTACAGTTGGACGACCTCGTCTCACACTCGAACTTGGCGATGTATATTCCATCCAGGAGGTTGGCGATGACGACTACGAAGATGATACTGAGTCTTCCGC